ATGAAATTTGCTCTGAAAGGAACAGCGTGCGCTTTAGCGGTAACGCTCGCACTGGTGCCGACGTGGGCTGCCGCATGGGAAAAAGACAAAACCTATAACATCACAATTCTGCATACCAACGATCACCATGGCCACTTTTGGCAAAATGCTAACGGAGAATATGGGTTAGCTGCGCAGAAAACGCTGGTGGATCAGATACGCCAAGAGGTTGCGGCGCAAGGCGGTAGCGTATTGTTGCTCTCCGGTGGTGATATCAATACTGGCGTTCCCGAGTCAGATTTACAGGATGCAGAGCCTGATTTCCGCGGCATGAATCTAGTTGGCTATGATGCGATGGCGATTGGTAACCATGAGTTTGACAACCCGTTATCTGTTTTACGTCAGCAGGAAAAGTGGGCGACCTTTCCTTTGCTTTCAGCCAATATTTACCAGCAAGGCACTGAAAAACAGTTATTTAAGCCTTACGAAGTTTTCGATAAGCAAGATATTAAAATTGCAGTGATTGGTTTAACCACCGATGACACCGCGAAGATCGGCAACCCTGAATTATTAAAAGGGATCGAATTCCGTGATCCGGCAGTGGAAGCTAAGACGCTGATCCAGCAGATCAAACAAAACGAAAAGCCGGATGTGATCATCGCGGCCACCCATATGGGACACTATGATAACGGCGAGCATGGTTCCAATGCACCCGGCGACGTTGAAATGGCGCGCAAGCTCCCCGCGGGATATCTGGACATGATTGTCGGCGGCCACTCACAAGATCCGGTGTGCATGGCGTCAGAGAATAAAAAGCAGGTTGATTATGTGCCAGGGACACCATGTGCCCCCGATCGCCAGAATGGTACTTGGATCGTGCAGGCGCATGAATGGGGCAAATATGTTGGTCGCGCTGATTTTACCTTCCGAAACGGCGCGCTGACGCTGCAACACTACCAGCTTATTCCCGTGAACCTCAGCAAAAAAGTGACCAAAGATGATGGTACCGTTGAGCGTGCATATTACACCCATAAAATCGAGCAAAACCCACAAATGCTTAAGCTGTTGACGCCGTTTGAAGAGAAGGGCAAAGCACAGTTGGAAGTTAAAGTCGGTAGCGTGGATAGAAAATTAGAGGGCGATCGTAGCAAAGTTCGCTTTGAACAAACCAATATGGCGCGCTTGCTGCTGGCGGCGCAGATGGAGCGCACTCAGGCCGATCTGGGAGTCATGAGCGGCGGTGGCGTGCGAGACTCTATCGAACCGGGAGATATTAGCTACAAAGATGTGTTGAAAGTGCAGCCGTTTGGCAACACCGTGGCGTATGTGGAGATGAAAGGTAGCGATCTCGAAAAATATCTCGCCGTGGTTGCCAATAAAAAAGTGGATTCTGGCGCTTATGCTCAATTCTCAAACGTGAGCTTAATCGCGGATGGAAAGGGCGTTAGCGATGTGAAAATTAAAGGAGAGCCATTACAGGCCGACAAAGTCTACCGTTTGGCGCTGCTCAATTTTAACGCCACGGGTGGCGATGATTATCCGATCGTCAGTGAGCTGCCAAGCTATGTGAATACAGGGTTTGTGGACGCAGAGGTGTTAAAGCAGTACATCGAAAAACACTCTCCGCTTAAAGTGGCAGACTATGAGCCGAAAGGCGAGATTGTCTATAAGTAGCTAAAAATATGGCGGTTATTGCTCATGCTGGTGGTGAGTAATAACCGCGTAATTCTAAGGTATAACCTTCTTCTGCAAAACCCCTGCAAAACCCTTCTGCAAAACATCATGGTTTTAAATTATAAGTTGCTTCCAATCTTTCCCACGGTCGTCATTGTAGCGGTCAGTCATTTGCTGATTTTTATGTCCAAGAAGAGTCTGTGTATCGATTCCCTGCTCTCTATATAAACGCTCTGATAAAGAGCGCTGTTCGTGGAACGTCGCCGCTGTTCCTGATTTAGTCCAAGGGTAATCAATACCGTCTCTAACCTTACTGAATAGCGTTGTAATAGTTGATCCAAGTACTTGCCCACCCCTTTTGGCCGACGCTATTGCATGGTGGTGGTGTAAAAGATAAGGGCTAAGTATTTTGTCCCTGCAAAGCGAAACAATCTCTTCAAGAGTAAGACCAATTGCGTCACATTTAAGGGATAAAGGGAGGGCTATTTTCGCTCCAGTTTTGCTTTGTTGTACGTGAAGATAACTATCCCAAATGTCAGTAAACTTCATATTTGAAATGTCGCCTAACCGTTGACCGGTGGTAAGAGCAAGTAGCATTGAGCGCTGGAGATATGGTTGGCTTTTAGCTGCTGCATCATAAATTAGCTTCCATTCATCTAACGATAGACGTTGCCGAGTAATCTTCGCTTTTGGATTTCTAGTTGCTAGCGCAGGGTTGAAGCCCGGAGGAACCTCTCCAGAGTGCTGAGCTTCTTTAAAGACATCGATTAGTACCTTTCTGACAATTTGCGCCATCCGGTACTGTTCTTTTTCTAAATATAAATTCAGCAAATGGACAACATCCCTTGTGGTTACATCTGTTAGCGGTTTAATCCCGTAAAGACTAACAAAGGTTTTTAGTGGCCCTTTTTTCTGGCGTAAAGTGCCGAGTTTTATTTCCCCTATTTTTAGGCGTTTTTCCTGCTGCTCAGAATACTTTTCTACCCAACCAGAAACAGAGATTGATGAGTTTGTAACGTGACTTATCTTGTCACGAAGTTTGATCATCTGGTTCATTTGCTGAGTAGCAATTCGTGTGTTGGCCTCTATCGCTATGGCTTTAGCTTCTGCTTCATTAGTACCCAGCCCATGAAATTTCCCTGTAGTGGGATGTTTATAACGCCAGTAAACTTTGTTTGTTCTGGCGTCTAGATAGCAAGAAAGGCCGGGAATAGAAACGTTATATTTACGTGGACGAGCCATCGGTGAGAATCCTCATAAGTCTCGGATCATCGTTAGGTTTAATTACTGGCTGAGATGTTTCCCATACCAGATCGGCATCCTCACGCACACGCCACAACCTTCCTTCTTTACGTGCTGGTGGATAGAAATACCCATTTTTAGCATACCGGCGTAACGTATTAATTCCCGGTGGATTGCTACGGTATCGATCCTCAGCCCATTCATCTAAAGTCAGATATTGGTGCATTGCTATTTCTCCACACATATCAAGATAGGCCCGCTGCAACGGGCCGGCAAAAAATTTAAGCTACGTTTACTGCCGTCCCAAAACAATTCTTAGCGATAGCCATTTGTTCAGCATCATTCATTGCATCATGTAGTGCATGATGCTTAATCATCAGAAAGTATGGCTGGTGGTCAACGATGTAACCTTTTTCGCTGCCAGTCAGTGCATCAATATAGGTGCGAACGTCACGCTTCCCGTTATATTTCCAAGGGCAGTTCATACCGCATTGGCGATAAGCATGTTCCAAAATGGCGCCATCAAAATCGGTACCACGAAAATATATCTGGGCATCATTATGCTGGGCGATCCAACTAGATAAGTTCAGTAGCTGCGTGCTTAAAGAGTGGCGCTCACCGGCTAAAGCTTCATGAGCATCTTCCCCCTGAGACTTCCACCAGAACTGTGTATCTTTGCCAACAGAACGGCCAGACATGAGCTGGTTGAACGTATCGACAAGAGCATAAAAGGTATAGGGAGAATACTCGGCTACATCTAGATCCCGGCTAACCTCAAGAATTGAACTGCGTGTCTTCTCAATGTTTGCGATATCAAAAGCGAAGGCCCCAATAGACAGGATGAGCGCAGAAGGGCGTACATCCATTGTTTCAATGTCGATCACGATGGAGTTAATCATTGTTATTCGCCCCTTTAATAAAACAAATCCAGTGCGTGTTAGAGTGTTTACCTGATGGATGCCCGAACGCCGGCTTATGCTCAGTTAATGCCAAAATTTGGCTTACTGGGATTTGCGTTTCGTTCCATTTAAAAATCAATGTGCCGTGGTCACGCAGTACACGAAAGGCTTCGTGAAATCCCGCTTCTAAATCATCTCGCCATGTTTCTTTGTTAAGCACGCCATACTTTTTTCGTTGCCAGCCGTTTTCACCTGCCCGCATAAGATGCGGTGGATCAAAGACAACAACGTTGAATGATTCGTCAGCAAACGGAAGGTTGCGAAAGTCAGCAATCATATCTGGTTTAATTTCCAGATTACGTCCGTCGCAAAGCGTGTGGCTCTCACTGCGAATATCACAAAACATCACATCAGGGTTTTGCTTATCGAACCAGAACATGCGTGAGCCGCAACACATGTCTAAAATTGTCTTAGCCATGTTATTCGCCCTCGCAATTCATACAGCGCGCATCATCGCCAGGATCGCATTGGTCGCATTTCTCTATGCCACAATGCGGGCAGTCTTTGATATAGGTTGGCGCTTCGTTACCACAGCTTGAGCACTCTTCTTTTTCTGGTGCCTGAATAGTTGGGCTATTCATTGTCCGGCTCCTTCACGACTATGGGTTTAATGCTTGCAAGCAGTAACTTAGCCCGACCAAAACCACCACATCGCGAACCTGTCTCCCTGTAGTAGCTTTCTGTTTTACTAACAATCCAAGTGGTAGGTGTTTGGCGAAGCTTTACTCTTTTTTCACCCTTGCTTGTCACTGTTATGCCGGTATGAGTTTTGGCATTCATTATTTCTACTCCTGTGCCGAGGTATCTTCGTAAACGATAAAATCACCAAAGCGCTGCAATTCGACTCCAGCCATGAAATACCCAAGTGCTTCAGCTCTTTCAGTTTCTTTAGCGAATGTTTCTAGCGGGTATCTCTCGTAGAATTTGTTAATTAGCTTTGCTGTATTTACAGCCTGCTCTTGTATTGCTGGTTGAGTGGGCGCAGGGAGTTCAAACTCTGAAATAACATCTATTACCGAACTTAGCCTCACAGCCATTGCCGTAGCCTTTGGTGTTGGTGTAGGAAGCTCTTTCAAAATCCAGCTAAGGATTCTGTTTAGTAGCTCTACCTGTTGGCTCAAATCTGCAGGCTCAGATTTTATTGCTGTGTATTTGTCTTGCTGACGAACTTCATACAACACGTCATACCGAGTAGTGACTTCCCGCAATATTGCTGCAGCCTCTGGGTATTGCCCACTCACTAGCTTGACGCCTGCATGCGCCTGCTTAACGAGTTTCTTTGCTGATAATTCGCTTAACTTCACGATTACTCCTCCACATGTTTTAGGTATGAGTATCCCCAGTGCGAATTAATGAAAATTCACACAAACAGATAGGGTTAATTAATTACTCTCCACACAAAGAAACACTCGGGGCTGAAGGTTTATAAATGTTAAGACCCGAGCTCTTCTCTCTGTAGTTTGTGACGCTTACTTAACCTCATTTTTAGCGGGAAAGAACGCTAGGATGAACATGTTTTGTGTTTTCGATATGAATGATATTCACAAAATGTGTTTACCAAGTCAAACACAAAATGTGTTTATTTTGATTTTATGGGTAAATATGAGGCAATTTGAAGGAGAGGAAAGAGGTATAAAACCCCAAATTCTTGTGAAGAAATTGAGGTTTGGGGGCTAAACAAGTCTCAGCTTTGTCTCGATTGCGACACCTATGATCTTGCAATTCCCATTGATTGGAATTAATGGGTATGACGGGTTAAGCCCCTTAAGATATTTTTGACCAGCATCGATAATAAGGCGTTTGAACGTTGCTTCATTAGCATCGGTTAACTTGGCTACAACGAGGCTATGGTTAATCGGTTCTCGTCCTGTATCAACCAGCACGAGGGTGCCTTCAGGTATACTTAAACCTGTTGGTGCAGTCATTGAGTCGCCCTGCACTCGCAACCAGAAGCCTGTACCGGCTATTTTCGCGTCTGATTCAAACCACTCATCTATTTGATCAATAGTGTATGGCTCACATGCTTCAGCCCATGCCCCAGCACTTACCCAACTGATTACTGGATAGAGATTCCCACGCTCATACGGCTTGGCATTTGAGACATTACTAAACCCTGCATCCCCAAACAGGAGTTCAGCAGCACTAACGCCTAAGGCTTTAGCAATTACGACAGCATCATCAGCGCTTATACTTCGGGTGCCTAGCTCATAATTGCCAATACGTGATTGTGATTTCCATCCGCAAAGCTCTGCTAGAGCCTTTTGAGACAGACCCTTTCTTTCCCTCAAATTCTTGAGGCGTTTTGCGATTTCTTCATTTGTGTTCATAGAACTCTATTTATCACATAGCGTGTTAAATGGCTTCTCACGTTTTGTGTTTGCAAATTAAACACGAAATGTGTTTAATGGTGGTATTCATACTCACAAAGGGCGGACCATGAACAATATTGCATCAGAGCGAAAAAAACTGGGTGTTTCACAAACAACTTTTGCGACCAAGTGTGGTTGGTCACAGTCTCGGGTAGCTAATTATGAATCAGGAATAAGAGTTCCAGATCTCGAGTCATGTCGAAAAATCGTGAGAGCTTTTAACCAACTGGGCTGCGTGGTCACTTTAGACGGGGTGTTTCCACCTAAGAATCATAAGCAACCAGACCAAAAGTAAAACCACAAAAAAGGGACCAACACTGTGGACAACAAAAACTTTCCAGCTCCGGCAGATATGACAGCAGCAATGCACAAGCTGATCACATCAACACCGGGTGGGTATGAAGCGATGGCGCAACAGCTATCACATGACGGTACCCATAACGCGCTAAGTAATCGTGTACGCCAGATCGGTGGGCAAATGGTGCCGTTCGGCATGGTCATCCAAATGGAGGCCTTTTCCGGTCGCACGGATATTACCGAGGCTATGTGCAAACGCGCTGGTGGAGTGTTCGTAAAACTGCCTGACATCGAGCAGGTTGGAAATGAAGAGCTGCTGCACAAGTTTAACGATTTGCTTGCGGCGCTGGGTGATTTTAGCCGAGCTCATAACGAGTTCACTCACGATGGTGTTCTTGACCGAGAGGAAAGCAGACGCCTACGAGCAAAGGGATACAGAGCACAGTCTTTGATTGCAGAGATCTGGGTGATTTCAGAAATGCTGTGGGGAGAGGGTGACGCCAAGAGTATGCAGCTCTTGGCGTCGGGTGCGAAACATTCTTGTGTGGAGAAATAATCGCGTGAGCAATTTAACAGTAAATACTCTGGTGCCGCAACTGCGTTGCTTACCAGCGACTAACGTCCGGCCACCAGCGCCGTTACGGTATGAGCGAAGAATAGCAAACCGCTGGGTGCCATGTAACCACAAGAGGGCTGCGGCGATTGTGGGCGTAATAGCCAGAAAACGGAGGATGCCATGACACAAGGTATTGCTTCGCTTGATCGTCTCTATCGCGACAAGAACGGGATCGTCGTTCACGTTACCCGATATGACAGAGTTAACCAGAAAGTGATTTATCACCGTCAGGGCTATGAGTTTGAGTGCGCATCGCCGCTCATTCTCTTTCGCTCTCGCTTTGAAAGGATCGACGTATGAGCAACAAGTTATCAGGTTACGTCTGGGACGGTTGCGCAGCTGCGGGGCTAAAACTCTCGGAGGTGGCCATCATGGCACGTCTGGCCGATTTCAGCAGCGATGAGGGCAAAAGCTGGCCCTCGGTGACGACCATTGCCCGCCAGATTGGTGCGGGTGAAAGTACTGTTCGTACAGCGCTAGGTAAACTTGAGCGAGAAGGGTGGATTAGCCGCCAACAACGTCGCGCAGGTAACCGGAACGCCAGCAATATTTACCAGCTTAATGTTGAGAAACTTCGCCTAGCTGCTCATGCGTCAGAATCTGACCCGTCAAAATCTGACGCCTCAAAATTTGACGGGTCAAAATCCGACGCGTCGAAATCCAGCAAAAAGGGCGGTTTTCACCCGCCAGAATCTGGGGGCGATCCATCAGTAACTTCAACACCTGATCCATCAAGTAATAAAACCTTTTGTCAGCCTCCGGCCGACCCTGAGGTGGAAATTACCGATCAGGCCATTCAGGTTCTCAAACATCTAAACCGTGTCACCTCGTCTCGGTACCAGAATTGCAAATCCTCACTCGAGAATATCCGTGGCCGTCTGCGTGATGGTTTCACCACTGACGAGCTGATTTTGGTCGTCGATTTCAGCGTTGAGCGCTGGGCAAGCAATCTGGATATGGCACCGAACCTGAACCCGACCACGCTATTCCGTCCGGGTAAATTCCCAACATACCTGAGCTCCGCAACGAATTGGTCCAAGGCTGGCCGTCCGCCTCGCACTCAATGGTCAAAAGGCAACCAAGCCAAGCCGAAAGGCTACGTCGATATGGATTTTTCTCAGCAGGATTACTCATCAATCCCTGCCGGTTTTAGAAACGGTTATTCAAGCGAACAGCCTCGAGAACAAGCAGCACCGGTGGACAGAAGCGATTTACCTAAGTGGCTCTTAGAGCGTACCGGAGGTGCCCTGTGAAACAACAAACCATGCCAGTTATTCGTCGCCATCGCCCAGCACTTGTTCAGCTCCATCAGGAAAGAGCCCAACGCTGTGAAGCGGCAAAACAGTGGCGCCGCGCTGAATACGAATGGTCCCGAGTCATTGAGAATTGCGGTACCGAAGAAGATATGGAACACGCCGTAGCGAGCAGAACGGCATGTGCTCGGATGTGCCAGCCATCAGGCTCTGCAGATCCACGTATGGATTATGAATCTGTTGTTCGCTTGGAGGTGTTGTCGTGAATTTACGTTATGGATCGGTATGCAGTGGGTTAGAGGCTGCAAGTCAGGCTTGGGAGCCATTAGGTTGGACGCCGGCATGGTTTGCTGAAATCGAGCCATTCCCGTCGGCAGTACTGGCACATCACTGGCCACACGTTCAAAACCTTGGTGATATGACAAAGATTGCTGCCGCTATTACAGCTGGTGACGTTGAAGCACCAGAGGTGCTGGTCGGTGGAACCCCTTGCCAAGCTTTTAGCGTTGCTGGCCGTCGCGCTGGTTTAGATGATGCCCGTGGGCAGTTAACTCTTTCATATGTGGAATTAGCAGATGCAATCGACAACAAACGCCGCGAACGCGGAGAGCAGCCAGTTATTATCGTCTGGGAGAACGTCCCCGGCGTCCTCAGTAGTAAAGACAACGCGTTTGGATGCTTTCTTGCCGAGCTTGCCGGAGAAAGCAGTGAGTTGCAGCCAGCAGGGGGAAAATGGACGTACGCGGGTTGTGTGTCTGGACCAAAAAGGGTTATCGCCTGGAGAACCATTGATGCTCAATTTTGCGGAGTGGCACAACGACGCCGCCGTACTTTCGTTGTCGCAAGTGCTCATCCGGACATCGATCCCACAGAAATACTTTTTGAGCTCGACAGCTTGCGCAGGGATACTCCGCCGAGCAGAGAAACGGGGTCGTGCGTTACCGCCCTTACTGCAAATGGCGTTGGCGTCAGTGGTGCAGACGACAATCAAGGAGCAGCGGGTCATTTGATACCTAGCGTTGTTGGGGCATTAGATACTGAATGTGGTTTCTCAAAAGCAACGGATCAGTCTTTGCGTAATGGGCATGTGTTGCCTGTAAACGTCCCTAATTTTTATGAAGCATACCAGCATCATGGATGGCGGGATGCCGATTGCGCCGGTCCATTAACAGCAAACTTAGAGAAAGGCGTTATGGGGGGAACCCCTCTAGTCAGTCATGACGTGACCGCATTCAATTGGCAAGCGGCTGGTAATACATCTTCAACGTTAGGTGCAGATGAGCATTGCACTGGCACATTACAGGCTAGTCAACATCCTGCCGTTGCATATTCAGTGGCGCTACGAGGTCGTGATGGTGGAGCTATTGCAGAGCTAGGCAACGACATAGCGGGTACTTTGCGAGCAAGCGCTGGCGGAGGGGATAAGCCCCATGTTTTGGCATTTTCATCGAAAGATTACGGTGCTGATGCTTCTGTAGATGTATCACCGACGCTGCGGGCTAGTAATAGCGCCAACAGCAATCAAAATGCGGGAGCACCACCAGCTATAGCCTATGCCATTGCCGGTAACACTATTGGCCGATCATCTGAAAATGGTGGTAATGGAACAGGCTACAGCATCGAAACAGGTTATACGCTAACGAAGTCTGATCAGCATGGTGTTATGCATGACATGAAGGTTCGTCGTCTGATGCCAGTTGAATGCGAACGACTACAGGGTATGGCAGACAATTTCACCCAGATTCCATGGAGAAATAAGCCTGCTAATGAGTGCCCAGACGGTCCACGTTATAAAGCGATCGGCAACTCCATGGCTGTACCGGTTATGCGTTGGATTGGCGAGCGAATTCAAGTAGCGATGGAATCTATTGAGAAAGCTCCAGCCTTAAATTCATATTGCGCCGCCTTAGCCGCTCAACGAGAAGAGCCAGAACACTATCTCAAAGACGTTGGCGATCAGTGGCGTACTCCAGATTCATTGTTTTGGGGCATTAACGCTATGTTCGGGCCAATCACTCTCGATCTGTTTGCTGATGCTGATAATGCCAAGTGTGACGCGTACTACACCGCTGAAGATAACGCACTTACTCAGGACTGGTCAGAACGTCTGAAAGAGTTGGGCGGTGCGGCATACGCAAACCCACCTTACAGCCGCGCTAAAGAGTATGAAGGGCAGTATGTCACCGGCATGCGCCACATTATCGATCATGCGATGGCCATGCGTGAGAAGGGCGGTCGTTACATCTTCCTGATTAAAGCGGCAACCAGTGAAGTGTGGTGGCCAGAAGAAGCCGATCATGTTGCCTTTATCCGTGGGCGTATTGGCTTTGATCTGCCTGTGTGGTTTAAGCCTGCTGATGAGAAGCAAAAGCCGACCGGTGCATTCTTTGCTGGCGCGGTGGTCATTCTGGATAAGCAATGGCGTGGCCCAGCAATCAGTTATGTAACCCGCGATGATCTAATCACTCGGGGCGATGCATTTCTGGCGCAGGTACGTCGCATGGCTGAAAAGATGGTGGCAGCATGAGATTGTTACTGACTGCGTTTCCTCAGTCAGATCTGGGCGTAGTGCTACTGCGCCCCGGTACCGGTCTGATGCATCATTTCAAACAACAGCAACGCCTGTACATTTCCGATGAACCCCGTGCTCTGCGTGAATTGCCAACGGGCGAAATTCCTGCAGAACATCAGACATTAGCCGCAGATCCGCGCCTGTCTGCTTTCTGGGCTAATGATCGTGTTTATCGAGCAGCTGGTGGGTTGGATAGTTTGCTCACATGGCTCGATGAGAAGGATGAATGCCAGTGGCATGCGGATTGGCATCATAAAGAGCTAGTCACAACACCCTATGAGGGGGGCGCGGTTCGGTTGTGCTGGAGTTGTGACAATCGTACACGCACGCACTTCACAGAAGCCATGATGTCGATTGCTATGCAGAACAGGATTGAATGCTTACTTGAAGCCATTCGTATCAAACTGGATCTGAGTGAAGGGCGAGAGATTTCATTTGCTGAGGTGTGCTGGTGGGCGACGCTAAACGGTGTAGCAGACCTTCTTCCTGCGTACGCTATTACTGGGATGGAACTCCCCACCATCGGAGGCACAACGAAAGAGGCGGATATTAACCCGTGGGAGCCAGAACCATTCACTATTGTTGCCGAGCTGGTGGAGCAGGTAAAACCCATTATCAAGCTTGCGGGTGATGAGGCGCCACCGGCCAGCTTTATGTTGAAACCTAAGTTACAGCGATGGGAGTGTGAGAAATACACGCGTTGGGTAAAAACGCAAAAGTGCCGCGGTTGCAATAATCCCGCTGACGATCCGCATCATGTGATTAATCACGGCTTGGGCGGCATGGGAACCAAAGCGCATGACCTGTTCGTGTTGCCGTTATGCAGACGGTGCCACGACAAGTTGCATAAGGACGTTGCAGCGTGGGAGCAGAAACACGGGGATCAGCGATTCTTGTTGATTGAGTTTTTAAATTACGCGCTGGGTGTTGGCGCAATTTTTCAAGCGTAACGTGTGGGGAGCGCTGAGTAATGAATTTACAGAATTTAGAGTATGTAAGACGCTGCGTTTCACTAGCGCTGGCAAATATTGCTGGAGCAACTAAGGGCCAGCTTGATGCATTTCAGGGAGCGGCATTGGTCAACACGTCTCGTTATCCACGTAAGCCAGTACGCGAAGTCGGTGGGCAGGTTCGCATTGCTGATCCGGTGAAATGTACAGAAACTCGAGGCGGTAAGGATGTAAGGCCACCCATTGAAGAAATTGTGTTCTGTCTTAGTTCGTGGCGCCGGGCAATATCTAAACTTGATGGCTACCAGCTTGGATGGATTCGGTATTGCTATGCGAATGACCTGAACTATGACTATCAAGTCCTGATCACTAAGCATGTATGGGAAGAGTTCAAAAAGACGTTAGCAGGCAAGCGGATCACAAAGAAAGTGACGGCACGGCTTGCGCAATTGGTATGGCTGGCAGTACAGCAGCATGCGCGCAAGTGTAGCGGCATTCAGGGGAAAGAGTACACGGCGACACAATTGGCTGATTTCATGGGCGTTAGTAAGTCCACATGGTCAGAATGCTATGGCCCTCATTGGGGGACTCTATTAGTCATAGTTATGGATCTGGATTGCATTAGTTTAGATCTGGTTTTAAAGACGAGAGATGCATCACGTTTGTGTTATTTAGCGTCATGATGCTTGAAAAACCGAACAAAATGAGCCATATTTAAGGCTGATTTGGTATGTTGCCAAAATTACAGATGAACCCGCATGGTGCGGGTTTTTTATTGTTGCGGCCATACTTATCCGAAAATAACGCTTAGTTATTGTAATGAATTATCTGACGTGGTTATTATTCCCCTGCTGTAGCGAGCTAGCGTAGGGATGTGCGTCGTTATCATTGGTGTAAGCCAATTTATCAGCTCGTTACAGCACTGGCCCTTTAGCTCAGTTGGTTAGAGCAGTCGACTCATAATCGATTGGTCGTTGGTTCAAGTCTAGCAAGGGCACCAAAGCGGTCATCGTATAATGGCTATTACCTCAGCCTTCCAAGCTGATGATGCGGGTTCGATTCCCGCTGACCGCTCCAACCGCCACTAGCTCAGCAGGAAGAGCCGATAACCATTTAAGTTGTAGGTGCGGGGTTCGAGACCTCGGTGGCGGACCATATTTGACACATAACTTAACTAAGAAGTGAAAGTTTAAGTGTTTGTTGCTGAACAACTGTATGAGTACTCATTAGCAAAGAAAATATCACGGGGGTAGTTCCTTAGTGCTCATAACAGTTGTGATATATGGTAAATACCTACTTTAATATTGACTCCAAGTACACTTTTCTTACTCTTTGATTACCTCTTGTTGTTCTAATAATTTATGGTTAGGTAAAATAGTAATGCTCACTGAAGGCTCTTTGTCTCCATTACTATGAGTATCGATAATGATATTCCAAATACCATCATAGGGTACTTCAACAATAGCAGGGAAGTTGGTAAAAAAGCCCCCATGGTAGTCAGCCCAACTATCTCGGCAAAATCTGTCGTAATATTTTTCATTGATCAATAGGATTTTAGCAGGCTCTGAACAAACCACTTTTACATAGCTGTTGGCTACAAGAAATAATCGACTACTTTTCATTCGATGGAACTCCATACGTAATAAAAAAGAAACCTCTCATCCCCGTAAGTTCAGATGAGAGGGGCCATAGGCCAACATCAGGGAAAATCTATGCTAATGTATAATCAAACACAGGTAGTAATTGATAACCTAGGATGAATAGCAACTTATTGATTTAGATCTATTTATTTTTGCTTTTGATATACTCTCTTTCGTTATTTTATAAATAAATCTAATGTATTATGATAAGTAACTGAAAAGTTGAACTTTTTTAAAGGTATTATTTATGTCTTAAGTTTATTGATGTAAGAAGAGTCTTAGCTAATTTATTTTGATAATTTGACATTAAGTAGGTTGGGTTTCTAAAGCTAAATCTTTTTTATTGGAAATTAAAACTAAGCGGTATAAATGCCAAAATCAAAAAAACATGAATAACCATAAGTCATTACTTATCAGGCTAATTAATTATTTGTTGAAAATAAAGCCTGCTAGCAAATGACTATCCTCAAATTTTTCTAACTAAGGTTATTACTGCCGAGCTACTTTACTTTTGGTAATGTCCATTAAAAAGATTATTCCGAAAGTTTCGTTAATGATTGTGTCACTGTAATAAATTAGGTACGTTCAATGGGTCGTGGTGCCTGATCAGTTTGTAAGAAAAGTGTTTGGGAAGAGCCATCACGGCAATCAGCACATCACTCAGCGAAGAAGGGATAACCCAGAGCGTTTGGTGTGCTGCACAACTGCATGAGCCATCTTCATATAGCACCGAATACAGGTGCGCGTCTTTCAACCAGTGGAGATGGCTCAGCCGATTGTGTTGATGTTTTATTTCAGGCAGCCACAATATAGAACAATAGCAATATTAAGATTAATGACGCAGCAGAGGCTTGCAGCCCTATAAGCCATTCGCTCATGAAGACTCTCATATGTTCACCTTTAGATTCCTTTGTTAATCCAGTAAAACACTTCGCATATAGGATATAATAATTTATCTCCAAATCTAGTAATTAAGTACTTAGCTGTATGAGATTACAGGTGAAAAATCATTAGCTCAAAATCGATAATATAATGAGCTAAGCATTCTCACTGAATTCTATAACTATATTTATAGGCCACCTTCTGGTGGCCTTTTTCATATGTAGCGCCCAGCCAACAACCATCCACACATTAAACACTTTCTAGCAGAGAGTGGTTACGGCTGGGTGCTATTCCACTAATTAACCCTACCGCGCTGGTGGATGGGGGGAGAACATGAAAATGCACAAAAGCCCCGAGCTCTGGGCCATGTTAATGACATGGATTGCAGAGCACCGCAGCGAGGGAAGTTACGCATTCATTGCGGGTCTAATGGCTATTCTGCGGGGGATATATAACGGAGAGTCTCCGATGTGGCGACGGATTCTGGATGCCGCTATGTGCGCACTGGTGGCATTCTTTATTAAAGACCTGCTTACGCTAATGAGTTGGGATCAAGAGTGGGCATATATCGGCAGTGTCTTTATTGGCTTCTTGGGTATTGATTATTTCAGCTCGGTTCTACGTCGTGTTGTCGGCAGTAAGACTGGCGTCCCTCCTCAACAGTAAGGTAATTCCATGGATCTCGAACAGTTTCAAAAGGCGGCTGATATTAGCGCCGGATTAGCTGCGCGCTGGTTTCCGCACATCGATGCAGCAATGAAAGAATTTGGTATCACAGCGGCAACCGATCAGGCGATGTTTATTGCTCAGGTGGGTCATGAGTCTGGTGGGTTTCGGCAGGTTGTTGAATCACTGAATTACACACCGGGTGCTTTGGTGGCGGTATTTGGTAAGCGTATTACTCAGCAGCAGGCCAATGCCCTTGGCAGAACGACGCAGCAACCAGCGCGACAAGATGCCATCGCTAATCTGGTTTATGCCAGTCGCTTAGGTAATAAAGCCTCCGGCGATGGTTGGAAGTATCGAGGCCGCGGCCTTATCCAGATTACCGGACTTGATAACTATCGCGCATGTGGCGCAGCGCTAAAGCTTGATTTGGTGACTAAGCCAGAATTGCTCGAGCTAGAGCTACAAGCTGCACGTTCGGCGGCGTGGTTCTACACATCAAAAGGCTGCATGGCCTATGGTGCTGACGTTTATCGAGTGACGCAGATTATCAATGGCGGGTTGAACGGTATTGATGATCGCAAGGTTCGTTACAACAAAGCGCGGGCGGCGCTGTTGGTATGAATATCAATTTCAGTTGGCGAATGATGGCAATAGGTCTGTTGCTTGTGGCGTTGGTCGCTGCTGGGAAAATAGCTAGCCATTATCGCGATAAATACCAAGAACAAACAAAAGCAACTGAGCGTCTGCAGGGGGAGGTTGATGGACAAGCCTCGATCATTGCTGGGCAGTCTTTGCAGTTCAACCGTTTTAATCAGATAGCGGCAGCAGCGGGTCAGTATGGAGTGACAGTCCAAGCCAAGACACAGGAGAAAGAAATTGAATACCGCAGGATTATTGAGAAAGAGCCGACCTGTGATCTGCTTATCCCTGCTGATATTGCTAGCGGGTTGCTCGGGTACACGTACCGTTTACGTGACACGGCCTTGCACGCCAATACCAGCAACATTAACTCAGATGGTACTGCCACCGTTGCCACCAGCTCGATGACATATTGTCAGGCTGTTTTATGGATTATGCCGCTATTGGCAACTATTGATCAGGCCAACAATCAGTTAGCAGAAATAGCAAGGTTAGGGATGTGAGGAGAAAAACGATTAGGAACTACAGATCTTACATTTACATCGTGAACCATCAGCTATTCCATTGACTTTTTTCCACTGCTCAATCTCCCCGATAGAGTCTGCATATACTTTCGTATAACCATGCCCTGTATAGGGGCCAACCTTTTCACTGAGCATGTAGGGGCACGTTGCCTTATGGATTTTAATAAACGGTTCATAGCCGGGTGAGTCATAGTTCAGCACGAATCCGGTAGGATTTTGCTTGAGTAACTGTAGAAAGTTGGCCTCATCGTTTTTATCTTTGTTAAATACTTGTAGTGTCATGTTTTTCTAGTCCATTTGATTGAAGTTTATGTATACATTACAGCAGGCATTAACTGAGTGTCTGTGATAATGCCAAAAGAATACCGAATCACATAAGGTCACCGATGGTGGCCTTTTTATTTTCTGCTGTTATATAAGCTTGGTCATTCGTATTTTCAGGATAAATACGCTGTTTAGTAGATGAGTGGTGTGTCGCATTCCCGATGAAACATTTATCCATCCAGTAGAAAACTCTAAATAAAGGATAAAGTAATGAACGAACCTAACTATGAAGCGATAGGGCATTGTGTCGTGTTACGCCGTCGGATTGATGAATACATTAGACTGATTTACGAGGTAAAAACCAGCATCATTGCCGCTGAGTTTCCACGCCTTTTGGGTGATACATTGGTTATTAATAGCTATTTTGCTGACTACATTAGCGATGCAGAAAGCACCGTCAGTATAATGAAGGAGCGTCTCCTGCTGTCCATTGAGGAGCATAACAAATACGCATCACAAGCGGCATTACCTCTCATCACCATGGAGGAACCCAGCGATGCCAGCGCGAATACCGCGCGCATGCCGTAAGCATGGTTGTCGCAATACCACCACTGACCGCAGCGGCTATTGCGATGAGCACCGCAATACTGGGTGGGAGAACCATCAACAGGGCAAGAGTCGCCACGAACGTGGCTACGGTAGCAAGTGGACCCTCATACGTAAGCGCATCCTTAATCGTGATAAGCACCTTTGCCAAGCCTGCTTGCGTGAAGGGCGAGCGATACCCGCGACCACGGTTGACCATATCAAACCTAAGAGCCATGGCGGTACCGATGATGATGCCAACCTTGAGGGATTGTGTTGGCCTTGCCATCGAACCAAAACAGCAACGGAGCGAATGAAATGACGCAAGAAGAGCAAACAGTATTGATGGCTAAAGGGCTGATAGCTTCATTACCCGAAGATAAGCAGCAGGTTGCCCAACAATGCATTGAAACGATTAGAAGCCTTTTAGAGGCACATCCAGACGGCGAGGCATTGCTTGCGTTGACGTTGGTCGGTGCTGAGCTTCAATGCGAGTCATGA